CTGACTGGCCTTGAGGAATGGTAAAAGCGTTCTCGTAGCAGAGGACACCACCAAACCACTTTGACCAGAGAGGCATACACTTGAAATAATCGATACCTCCGAGCTGATTGTTAGCGAAGATGTCTCTAACTGCATGGGTAATAATGTTCTCACCTTCGATGACTTCATTCTTACCAGTACGGCAGTTATGGAGCGTAATCTTAACGTGTCCTTTCAACTTCGGAAACTTAACCTGATTGAAACCAGTTAAGTATGTCTTATCTTTAATCACTGTTTTTCCCTCCTATTTTGTATTAAAAAAGGGAGCTCAACGCTCCCTTGTCACCATAGTTCTTTTTCTGTCTAATATCAGTTATACCGAATTACTATTATTTATCATCTTTAACTCGTTCTTTCAATTTATTTGTCAATGCCTTTTCGGGTGTTATTGTCGGGGCATTGTCGATATAATCAAGCACCTTTTTACCACATTCAAAACAGATTGAAGGTTTGCCATACGGGTTACATTCTGTTTTTACTTTTCTATATAATTCGTCTGCGTCAATTAGTCGTGTCATACTTTCACTTTTCCTCTCTCTTTTTACTCTCTTTTCTATCGTATGTTAGTGCAATACCCACAAGACCGATAATGCCAATTAACAATTCCGAAAACAAGAATATAAAACCGATAATTCCTTTAACGCTCATACTTTCACCGCCTTTTAATTTAGCCTTGCAAATTCAATCAGTATGTCCTTGACTATGCCTTTTGAAAATTGCAAGGCTCGTATTTATACATATCAGTTATACCGAATTGCGTTTATCTTCCGAAAATACGGACATTGTTCAAAGTCCACCCGTTAAGCGTAAATTGAGCGTAAGTTAAATTGCCGTTGTTATATGTCATATCGCCCGACACATTGTATGACGCACTTCCATAATATGCCAATCTAACAGTTGGATATAAGTCAAAAATAGCCTTGAAAAACAAGCCGTTAAATATACGAATAGGTGTTCCTGATACACCCGTTTCAAGTATAACCGCAATTTCATTATAAGCGGATATATTTACAGCGGGACTATTGTCATACAAACCGCCAACATAAGTCCAAGTTTTATCTTGTTTACCGCTAACACTCGTTTCCAAAGCCGTTATTCTGTCCGCTACTTTGTCGGGGTCTGTGCTGCTCATCTCTATGGTCTTACCGTAGATGCCGAGGTCACTGTTTGTCTTATTGCCTGACAGAGTGTTGTTGTTGATGGAAGGCTTGTTCAAGAGGTCCGCATAATCTGTGGTTACTTCGCACCATGTTCCATCGAGCTTGACATAGATTGCATCGACGGTGTCATCAGCTCCGCCAACGCCCTCGGTGTACTGGATGTACAAGTTACCATTAGAGCCTTGAGAGGATGACGGTGTTGTGGTACCGATCAGGATAGCAGCTCCACCTCCGCCTCCACCAGCCTGGAGCTCGTTGATAGCTCCTACAAGGTTTTTAGCTGTTGTAGCGAGGTTTGAGAAGGTCAAGCCTTCTGCAATCTTGGCACCGAGAGCAGTGATGAGAGCCTTGTATGTTGTCTCTTCACCACCATTCTCCTGTGACATAGGAATAACAGCATCGTTGTTTATCTGCGCTGCCAGGTCTAACTGCGATATTTTCTTATCTGCCATGATGTCCTCCTTATAAAATCAATCTGTCTCCAGCCTCTGTTGTCAGATAGTCTCCAGCTTCCGTGAGGATATATCCGGGAACCGTCTGCATATAAATATGAGGCGAATGTTCACCTGTTCCCTCTGCTATGTTAAGCAGTTCGATCGAGTAGTTATCATAGAGATCGATGTCATCAGACAACTGGATATTCTCAAGGTCATACTTACTTACGAGCACCGCATCCGATATGGGTACCAAACCAAGATAGCCAAGAGGAATGAGTGTGATATTCTCTCTGACTTCGATATATCCGTTGAAGTAGTCCTCACCATAAAGTCTCTGGCCTTCGATAGTTACATGAGCATTGTTAACGTCAATGACCGTGCTCTCGATGCCATGAGTTACGATGGCCACTCTCCAGGTATGCCTGACGTTAGGTGTTACATCCTTCAAGATGTAGAAGAGGTCTCTTGTTATGGAGAACTCCGTGTCGCCTGTTGTGAGGCCCTGCATACCCTTTATACGCTCGTAAGGCTTGTAAGCGATAAGAGCATCATCCAAGTAGTAACGGATCTCGTATGAGCAGTCCTGGGAAAGATCAGCGAGCATATCGAAGATGAACTCGTGCAGGATCTTAACCGTTGTCTTCTGTGCGGAAGTGAAAGCAAGACTTGCTATGTCGACTTCCGTCTCCGGACCGATAGTCAAAGAAGAGACATTGGAGAAGTTATAATATGTAACCTCGTTTTCTGCCGTGTTCCTGATCAGTCCTGATATGTTCTTATCAGTCTTACTCTGGGAGCTCTGCAGATTAGGGTTGTCTCCATAACAGGAGACCTTGAAGGACTTGTTGTAAGTCCAGGTCACGTTCATGACCGCTCCTGTTGTGGTCTCTGATGCGTAGTCATCCGTAAATGAGATAACATCACCCAGATCGAGCGCAGCGAAAGCAGGAAGCAAGCCAACCTCGAAAGGAGTATATTCTATATTCTCAATGGAATCGACTATTGCAAGAGCTCGTCTGTATACTGCATCGGATGAGCCATACTGTAAGAAAGGGTTTGAACCTAACTTCAATATGACACCTTCTGCATCACCGACTACCTTTACAAGACTTGTCGACATTTCCACATAAGAGATAGCATCATACAGAGTGGTGAAGTCTGAATACTTCGCACCTGAGAAACGTCTATTCTTCGGAATGGTAATGACCGGAGTGTCACTGAATGTTCTAATGCTCCATGTACCATCTTTATTAGCAGTAGCGAAGCCTCCGATCATCTGTACCAGAGAGTTAAGCATATCTCTGTACGTCTCGATGTCATTCTCTTCGTACAATGCCAGGAGCTCGGTACCGTTAGGTAATGCCTGACACTCTTCTTCGGTCATTCCGAAGACAGCTCCTGTCTGTGTCTCGATATACTTGCAGAAACCGTATATCGTTCCGCTTGATGTATCGATGTCGATGGCCTTATCCATCTTCGACATACAATCGTATGCAACGATGTCGACCATGCCTTCTGCTCTCCATGTAGCCTCGGCTACATAGAAAGTTCCGATAGGTACCTCTTCCCAGATTGGATCCTCATTCTCATCATATCCGGTCAGGAGCCAGTCAGAGATAGTTATCTCTTTTCCATAGTAGTCTCCACGATTGAGAATGTCAGTCAGGAAGGTCAACTTGAGTGTTCCGATATAAACACCGCCTATGTTGACCTTCTTTTCTGCACATTTATTTGTGTAAGAGACACCTATGACATCACTTGCTGAGAATGATGTGGATCCGATAGTTCCGGAGAGCTGATGAGTCTGCACCTGATCGAGCATCTTTGTCTTGTATTCATCCGAAACTGTATACATTTTTTAGAACTCCGTTACATTAACACTGCACTCATAAAGACCTTCGGAAAGTGTTACCCATTCCGAGTTCTCCACGAGCTTTTCTTTGAAATCTCTTACCCTTACGGTGTAAGTGGTTCCCATATATGTCATACTGGTCGATTCCTGCTGGCATATAGCCTTTAAGATGTCTCTCGTCTTGGATGAGAGATTGAATGAGAACGACCATGTGTTCTTGGCTGCTCTTACGACACAGACCAAGTCGGTACCAGCTTCCGACTGTGAGACATTCTCTATCGTCTTCTGGGACCTTGAAGGTGTCTTCGGGTTCGGAAACTGGACACCGTTGAATTTGAGATAATAACCTAACATTAGTGACCTCCTGATATGAAATTAGCTCTATCAAGAGCATCCACAACGATCGTATCGATGTGCTCCGTTCCGAGATAGATCGGGAATACCCATGTCGAGTTATCGCCTCCGGGCAGAGCAGAAAGTGTCTGCTGGAAGCTTGCAAAGCCTGCATCAAAGTCGCTTGTATGGTGAACCATACTGTTGGCAGAGATCTCATAGGAATTATCGAAACCCTGAGAGATGATTCCAGCAGTCTCGTTCAAAGCATCCTGGAGATCTGCCTGTTCGCTTTCCATAGACTTGATGAAGTTCTTCATCATGTCAGATCCTGACTCGTTAAAGTCTGCAAGAGGTCCCTTCTCAGGTTCGGAGAAGTGCAAGAAGTCTGCGATGATTCCTGCAGCATCAGCGACTGTATCAGTCAGGCTATTGAACATTGAACCGATACCATCAATGAGGTTTCCGATGATGTCAGAACCCCATGTAGAAGCACCAGCTATGATGCCATCGAAAGCAGCCTGGAACGCTTCAAGGAGATCGTCAGCACCGTCAGTCGTAATGTAATTGAACATTCCGACAACGAGTTCTCCAAGTGCCTCAAGGATGGCTCCGATAATGGCTGGGAGATTTCCAACAATACCAGTGATGAGCGTGAAACCAGCCTCGATGATGTCAGGAAGCGCATCTCCTGTCAGGAATGATACGATACCCAAGATTATCTCCGGGAGACGTGAAATCAGCTCAGGGAGATACTGGATGAGGCCGATCGCAAGAGAATTGATCAGAGTCAACGCTGCCTTCAAGATCTGCTCAAGGCATCCGCTCGACAACAATGTATCGACCAGAGTTAAGATAGCGTTTATCGCTGCCGGTATAAGAAGCGGAAGTGCCGTTGAAAGTCCGTTGAGAAGGCTCAAGATAATAGTGGTAGCTGCATTAAGCAATTTGACCACATTATCCGGATCTGTCAGGAAACCGACCAGCGACATGATGATACCCAAAGCACTGTCAAGGAGCATCGCCAGATTCTCAGGATCTAAAAGTGAATTGACCAGAGTCTGTATGAGCTGGAAAGCGAGCGGAATCAAAATCGGCAAGAGTGTTAACGCTGAGTCGACCACAGATTCGAACAGGCTTACGAAACCTGAGATAAATTCCTCGCTATTTTCGGAAATTGAATTTGCGAGCTGGACAACCAGATCCCCGATCAGAGAAAGGAGCTGTGGAGCGACCGAGATTACTACCGGAATGAGCGCATTGAAGACATCCTCGACGATCGTCAAGATACGAGGGAAATATGTCTCCACCAGCTCTACGGCACGAGGCGCGAACTGCTCGATGATGGCACCTATCTGGTCGACATCACCGCCTGCTCCTGCAAGAGCTCCGGAGAAGTCACCCATCAGGTCGACAAGGTCTCCGCTCGCATCAGTGAGCAAGGGCAAAAGGACCTGACCGAAAGACTGCTCTACGGACTGAGCCGTATTGCTCATCCTGACCATATTGTCATCAAGATCACCGAAAGCATCGATGGTCTCACTGTCCATTACATAACCGACTTCGTGAGCTTCATTAGCGAGATCTGCAAAAGCCTCGGAACCAGCCTCGATAAGAGGGTTAAGCTCTTTTGCAGACTTTCCGAAGATCTCCATAGCCAGAGCATCACGCTCGGCTTCATTCTCATAGGTACCGAGAACATCAATGGCTTCCCAGAACACATCCTCTGTGCTTCGGAGGTTTCCGTCGACATCAGTGATAGCGATACCGAGTTCTGCGAACTTTTCAGCTCCATTGGATGAAGACATTGTCTTCAAGAGCTTTGTCATTGAACCTGTTACCGTCTCCGTTGAAACGTCAAGGAGCTCGGAGGCATAGTTCAATTCCTGGATGGTATCTGTGGAAAGTCCTGTCTGAACGGACAGTGTAGCTATCTCATCGGAAAGATGAGCAGTATTGATAGTAGCATTAGCAAGAGCAGTGCCAGCCTCGACCATAGCACCGACAACGGCTGCTCCAACTGCAGCGGCAGCGACCACTACGGCTTCGAAAGCTGCAACGGCTATCTCACCAGCCTTCTGCGCAGCTTCACCGAAAGCCTCCATGTCCATGCCTGCTTCTTCTGCATTATCTCCGGTATCTTCCAGAGCATCAGAAGAGCCTTCTGCCTCACTCTCAAGTCCTGACAAGGCAGATTCCGTCTTAACGATCTCTGCCTGCAACTGAGCATACTGTTCCTGGGTAATGTCACCACGAGCGAGAGCCTCATTAGCATCGTCAGCGACCTGCTTCATGATCTCCAGCTTTTCATTAGTCTGCTCTATCTGCTTAGCGAGTAAAGCTTCTTTCTGTGCAAGGAGCTCGACATTAGTCGGATCGAGCTGCAAGGCCTTGTCTACATCTTTAAGAGCAGATGTGGTCTTATTGATAGATGAATTGGCTTCCTGCAGACTTTTGGTCAGACCTGATGTCTTACCTTCGATGTCTACTGTAATGCCGATAATCTTGCTTGCCATTTCTGCCTCCTATCCATAGCTAATGGAACGCATTGTCGAAATCGCTCTGCGTAGCTTTGTAGTTATATTTCGCGTGATCATTAGCCGCCTCGATCATCACGTCACAGACCTCTCCGTAATCAAGGTCGAAGAGTTCTCGGAGCGAGAACCCTGTCTGCTTACATCGGAGAAAGTACACTGCCGTGTTGTACTCTCGATCGAGGGGCCTTTTCAGTTTTTTGGTTTGGAATGTTGCTTGGCTCCAGCCTGCCAAAGTTCCATAACGTCTCCGGTCACTGTCAGGAGCTCATCCTGATCAATTCCCATAAGCCATGCAAGGAACTGGTCTTCGTTTAATTTGTGGAAGATGTCATCGATCTTCACATTGGCTTCGAGCCACATAATATATGCAAGTTTGGGAAGAGTGTCATTCATAAACTCTTGAGAAGAAATGAACACATCGCTCTGCATAAGAGCGTTCATTTCCATTATGACTTCTTCCTGAGACTTAGTAGTGTCTTCTCTTAACTTTTGAATTTCTGCTCTCTTGGCTGTAATCTCTTTCAAGTTCTTTGTATATGATGAGATCATAACAAGCACATCAGTATGGAACGCTTTCTTGAAGAGAATATTTGTAGCAGCCGAGCTCTTGAATCTCAATTCTTTCTCATTGATCGTTATTACCTTTTCCATTTTGTTACCTCTTCCTTAATTTAGAAAAAAGGGAGGCTCAAAAATGAACCTCCCTCTTAAAATCATGAGAACGTAGGAACCGGGACAGCAGTGTACCAAGCTTCGAG